TTGCCCTACCTCTTGACCTTGTTTACCTAATACCTTTTCGGCATTTTGGTGCATTCCAATCACATCTTCTAACGTCTTCCCAGCATACTTCGCAGGTGGCTCATAGTTTGGTTCTGCTGAAACTTCTTGCTGAACCTCTTGTGTTACTTCCTGTGTTTCTGTTATCTGTTCCCCGCCTTCTGATGGCGTATCTACTACTATACTCATTTTCTAGTCTCCGCCCCGAGGGGTTATGAAGTTACTTAATGTGTGGAGTCGATATTATTCGATTGTTCCACGGCTATTTGCGTTGCAGATTCTAAGCTAAGTAAATAACCTAGTACCTTTAACTGCCCCTTGGCTTCCCAAAGGGTTTTTTCATCGTTGATAGTCTCAATATCTCGAGTATTATCTTCGATAGTCTCTAATTCAGTCATAAGGTCTAGCCAACCCTCTGACTCAAATAATTCTAATCTATCTTTAAAGAACTGTTCGTCTGTTTTAGGCAAACCTGTTTCCTTTGCTCATATTTTCTCGAGCTGTTAATAATTGTAAATTACTTTCACAATGAAGTCCACATACATTTACACCTTGTAGTGGAACTATATGGTCAACCTGATAATCTTCACCTAATTTATTCTTCATAAAATCGGCAATAATATACATTCTTTTTATAGCGTCCTTATCAGCCCAAGCTGGGGTTGCGTTTAATTGCTTCGCTCTACGTTTAGCATTTAAAGAGTTAATCCTTGCTTTATTATTCTGCCTGTAATCTTTGGCACGATTAGGGTTGTCTATCCTGCTCTGCGCTGCAATTTTACTTAACTTTTCCCTATTCAAAACCTGATACTCTTTTTTATAAAGAGCAACTTTGTCTTTATTGGCAAGATAATGCTTTTTTCTATAAGAAGCAATCTTATCTTTATTATTTAACCTAAACTCTTTTTCTTTTTCAAGAACAACCGTTATATTGTTAACCCTATATTTTCCTGCATATTCAATTTTGCATTTCTTACACTGACCTGTATAACCATCTTTGTTAGCTGTAGCCTTATAAAAGCTTTCTAAACTTTTATCACAATTACAAGTTACGCAAGTCTTATTAATCATTGAACAAATCTATTAATTTCTGTTTCTTGTGCAATCTTTCTGGCATTTGCCATGTTTAAAGCAGTCTCTGAACGTAAATGGTCAACCTCTGGGTACGTTCTTTCCGTATCCATGTTCTTACTGTTGATATCCGCTTGAGTCTTCTGCAAACTAATAGAATCTTTCTGAAGTTTAAGTACTTTCTCTTGAATATCAATCTCATTTGGTTGTAAATTAGCTGCTTCAGCTTGCCATTTGATTGCTTTTGCCTTCTCTTCTTCAGTTTCAGCCATAGTCTTCTGAATATCTGCTTGGGCTTGTTGCATTTGTAGTTGCATACCCATCTGTTGTTGCTGTTGTTGCTCAGGATTAGGCTGATTACCCGCTGTAAGCTGCTGAATGATCTGATCTCTGTTATGCATCGATGAATTTTGAATCATAGACATCAAAATAACATTGAAAGCAGGAGAGTCTTTAGGAATAGCTTGTAAAGTCTGTACCATTTGTTGCATCTCTAGCTCTTTAGCCATGATACCCATAGTAGAGTAAGGTACAAACTTGTAATCTGTTACAGGATAACGCTCAACATCAAACTGAATCTTACGCCACATTGATTTATTAATCATTGGAATAAGGAATGTGTTCTGGAAGTTCATCAATGTACGCTTCTGACGCTTAATAGCAGCAGATTGAGTCATTGACATACCAGCAGAGGTGGCTCTTTCAGCAGAACCAGCATCAGCTGAGCCAGTTCCCATCTGAATCATATTTTGTAATGAGGCAACCTGGGTAAACGTGCTTTGGTCTGTAGTTCCCAAAGTAAGAGGCATGATAGCATTTCTTGGGTCACCATTCGTTAGTATAGTCTTGCCAGGTCTAACCTCAAACTTTACTCCACGAGGCAATCTAGTAGCGTCAGCTGCCATCATAGGTGTAGTTGTTAGGGCGAGAGAGTCAATTCTTGCTCTCATTTCAGTGTCTAATGCTTTTTGAGGGTTGTATCCCTTCTCGCATACACCTCTACCCCAGAATTTATTTGGAACAATGTCATGTTGGTAGCTAATGAAAGGTCTATCCTTCATCATAAAGGCGTTTTCTTCAGCTCTAAGGATATAAGTATCATTAACGATAGTAACTACTGCTTCAACTAGCTCATCTTTCTTAGTGTATTCGAAATCGTCTTGGTCTTTACCTTTCTTTAAGAAGCGTTTAGGTACTAAGCCCCAGTATTCGGTAATCTTAACCGAATCAGACTCATCAGCTCCCTTAGATTCAGAGTCGAAACCAAAGCGTATAGTATCATAATCACCATCAAGGGGAACATCACGATAAATACCAGACTTAATACCGTCCACAACATGATACCTAGGCTTAATGACTTCATGTGCAACACCAAGCGCGTCTTTAATAGAGTTTGCAGTAGGGTCAATCAAGAACTCCTTTGGAGAGATAGGTTCAATCTTCACATCAATAGATGGAATCTCGACTAATGAACGAGTTGAGGTCATTGTTCCCTCTACAGGAACTTCTTGAGGCACTCTTTCGACTGTCTGTTCAACTACAATCTTGCCAACACCAGTACCATAGATAGCAGCATTAAGGAAAACCTCACAGATAGCATCTTTAACACCAGTCTTTTCAAGGTCTTCTTGTAATAGGTTACGGATATACTCAGCTTCAGAGTTGTCCTGATCTAGGAAATCATCTTTAATATCAAACCATTTGCCACGACCAAACGTAGCTTCTTCTAATTCTGCAACAGCAGACTCTACAGCTTGCTGTAACGCAGGAGAGATAATTCTTGACTTCTCTGAAGAGCGCATACGGTCAGATTGTAACCAAATACCGCGCCAAAGTCGGTAATACTCATCCCACTTAGCGACATAATTCATATCGCGGTGAGTACGCCATCCATCTAGTCTATATGTAAGCCAACTAGATAGAGCTTGGTACTGAGTTTCCTTGTTATCGAACATAAGTGTTTGATTTCCCTACGAATTTACGCACAATATATCATAAACACAATAACAAAAGCAAGTATTTTCGTTTTTAGTTAAAAATCAATGACTTATAGTTGGAAATGTAATTCACACACTATTTCCAATGTTATTAATAGCCAGCTATTTCATCTTCTGGTTGCCAATCGTCTTCTAATTCAATAGTATGTGCAAAATCAGCTACTGATACTTGGTCGATATACGCAAGAGCATCTAACATATCATCATGTGACATTTTATTCGGAAAATCTACCATCTGTGAGACGAAAGTCTTCCAATCTACATCTTCATTAAACGTAATTTGACCATGTTCCATTCTTCCCTGTAAAGACCAGACGATTCTTTCGGTTTTCTTCTTACCACCATGCCTCATTTCTATAATCGATACATACTGACCTTGTGTTCTCATCTCATCCTCAAGATAAGGCAAGATAGCATTTCTTAATGAGCCAGTTTCAATGCCAACAGTCGATGATTCAACCTTAATAGCCGATGTAAGTATCTTTTTAGCTGTTTCCTTGATATTCCAACGACCATGTAGTATGTCTTTAACCCACCACTTGTCTCTATCTATTTTAACAACAGCAATAGCTGTCTCATCAAGTCGTGAACGCTTCAAATTACGTTCTTTTTCAATAGCTTCAAAGCCAGCGGGGTCAATAGCGATAACATAACTACCTTCTTCAGGTTCTTCAGCAGTCTTAAACCATTCTTCCTTAAATACACCACCTGTGAACGTCTCAAACGATGCTTCAAACTCTTGACGGAATGACATTGAAGACATTGAGCTTCTTGCAGCCTCAATTTCATCTTCTGGAATAAACGGATTGTCAGTTGAGTTAAACTGCCACGCTTCCCATTGACCAGTCTCATCTCCTAGAGCATCAGTATAAATATCATAGAAGTGATTCTTACCAGCAGGTGTACCAATAAACATAGCACCGCCTCGTACGTCAGCAAGAGTAGGACGAATAATTTGCTCCCACACATTAGGCTTCATAGAGGCGTACTCATCTAGTACAACATAAGCCAAACCAACACCACGAAGTGTAT